TGGTTATTTACAAACTCCAAAAGGAAGAAAAATACCTTTAGAGTGGATTGAAAAACCTAATTCTCAAAAGTTCTTTAATTATATTCTTCAAGCGACTGAAACTGAGTTCAACATTGAGGTACTGAGTAAACTTAAGAAGTTACAACTTCCTCTTCCTATATTATACACTTATGATTCGTTTTTATTTGAATTTGATGATTCTGAGGTTGAAACTATTAAATTAGTTAAATCCGTTCTCGAAAGTTATGGATTTCCTGTCAAAGCAGATTGGGGTAGTGATTATGGAAAAGTTTAATATTTATATATACATTAAAAAATAAGGAAAAATATGAAATTATTTAAAATATTACTGCTCTCATGTATCATGTTCGGATGTGAAGCAGAACAAATCGTTGCACAAGACCTAAGAGAAGAGGTGATTGTTGAAAACCAAGTTTTTAAAGTTTGGTACAATGAAGTAAAAGAACAACCAGTAAAATTGATTTATACATCTACTAATAGACCAAAAAATGTTGATAGAGGTTCAATGAACTTTTATAAAGAATCAGATTATCATACTTCAGACAATGCTGATTATTATGCAAATGTATGGGATAAAGGACATCTTGCTCCAGCAGCAACATATTCGGATTCTAAAGAAAATCTACGACAAACATTTTCGTTTTTAAATTGTGCTCTACAAGACCAATATCTAAACAGAGGTGAGTGGAGATTATTAGAAGAACAAGAAAGAGAATGGGATGATGAACAAAATTTAAGAATTATAGTTGAACTAATTTGGGAAGATGGATATGAAATTCTACCATCAGGTGGACATATTCCAACTCATATGAGTAAAACAATTTACTTTGAAGAAGATGGAACTTGTAGAAAGTTTGTATTTCCAAATTCTTCACCAACACAAGGTTGGGAAGAATATGAGGTAGAGTGTACTAATTAATATTTATACTAAAGAGGAGATTTAATTATGGCTTTCAACTTTCCTGATGGAGCATCAAGTGGACAAACCCATACTGCAAGTAATGGTACGGTTTATCGTTATAATGGAACAACATGGATAGTTGATTCTGCGGCTACTACGACAACTTTTGATTCAAAATATTTAAACACAACAGGTGATGGTGTAGTAAGTGGTTCTGTACTAAGAAATTTAGATGGAACTGGTGTATTAAGTGGTTCAATCGTATCTCAATTACCAAATGGAGTAATTAGTGGTTCAACTCAAATCACAGATGGTAGTGGAATACTTTCAGGTTCAGTTGCGGCACAATTACCAAGTGGTACTATTAGTGGTTCAACTCAAATAACAAATGGTAGTAATATCATTAGTGGTTCAAATCAGATAGCAAGTTTAGGATATGTGAGTTCATCAACAGTAGATACGATACAAGTGATGACAACTGCTTCTTATCAAGCAATTACACCAGTTAGTGGTACTTTATATATCATACAAGGATAATAATGGATAGAAGAATTAATACTGCACAAGGCATTAATTTTAATAATGTTTCGGTGGATGGTGTTTATTATAATAACGAACACATCTGGCCAACAGGTAGTGCTTCAACTCCTTGGTCACCAAGTTCAGATATAACAACAGCATTGTGGTTAGATGCATCAGATACAACAAGTTATACATTAAGTGGAACAACTCTTAATACTGTAACTGATAAAGCAGGTAACTTTAGTGTTACTATTGATAGTACACCAACACGAGTATCAAATGATTTAAATAGTTTGAATGTTTGGGATTTTAATGGAAGTGAAAGTTTAATAACGAATTCAGGTCCATGGGCAAGTAGTGGTAATCATTGGGCTATTGGTGTATTTGAATGGCATAATATTGATAGTACAAAAGATTCATTTTGGAGTGCAGATGGTACAAGAACTTATGCACTAAGTGCTCGTGGTTCAAATAGTTGGCTTGGTGAAATAGATTATGATGGTTCAAATACTATCGTTAGTGGTGTTGCTAAAAATGATTTTACAGTAAGTATATCATCAAATACTTGGACACTCGTATCACTTGTATTCAATAAAACAGGTAACCAAATATTTGGTAGATTAAATGGTACACTTAGAACATCTACTCATTCTTATAGTAATTCTATGACTTCAAATGTATCAGATGTTAGAATGATGAGAAATCGTACAGGTAAAAAATTAAATGGTAGAATGGCAGAGTATTTCCATGTAGCAGGAGTTCCTGGTAGTGGTGGTACAAATATAGATGATGTTATAAAAGCAGAAGGATATCTTGCACATAAATGGGGATTAACAAGTTCTCTACCAAGTTCACATCCTTACAAAACATCAGCACCTTAATATTTATAGTATAGTATGGATTATAAAAAAGTAATAGATAAGTTAGTAAGAGAACTCTCATATAGGGTAGGTATCCCTAATGTAGAAAATAAAGAACATCAATCAATCATGTCTGAAATCCTTTCAGAGTGGGGTGAGTATGATATAAAACAAACTATCTTTGAATTTCTTACTGAAGACCCAAGAAAATTTAAAAATCCAATTCTTAATAGAACCGTTAAGTATAAAGATAAAAATGGTAATGAGAAAGAAGGTATTGTTGGAAATCTATTAACTTCACCAAAAGATTCACCAGGTAGAATAGCTGCAGAAAAAATGTTACCAAAAGATGGTACACCTGAAAGAGATGCAATAAATAAAGAAGTTGGTTCTCAAGGAACTGAGAAAAAAATTGATTCCCCAAAAGGAAATTCAGATGATACTACCGATGATACTCAACCCACACAAGGTAGTGCATTGAAACCTGGTAGTGATTATGCAAAGAAATCTAAAGAACTTGAAGATAGGGTAAAGAAATCTAAAGAAGATAAATCAAGTAGTGATTCTGAAGAAAAACCAGATACATCTACTTTTGAAGTTCGTAGTAAAAGAAGTACTGAAAAGATAATAAAAGTAAATGAAAAGTTATCTGATAACTTAAAATTTATTGAAGAAAATTACGATAAAGTTAGATTGAAAACTGGTGGAGGTTCAAACTCACCATCAGTACAAGATGTTAAGGATTTGAAAGAATTTACTGAAAAACGAATGGTTCAAGATAGAAGAAGAAAAGAGGCACTTGAAAAAGGTGAGGAATTCAATGAAGAACCATATGTACATCCATCTATCATTCAGAGAAATGTTACTGATGATGAAGTTGATACTGCAATGGATTATTTCGAAGAAAAGTTAGAACCATCTGATTTTGGTAAATTGTTAAAAAAATTCTCTGCAGGAGGAGCAGTACCAAGACACTTAACGAAAGTTACTAAACTTAAAAAAGGTGAGGATGGGTATCCAGGTATTGATAAAAACTCACCAGGATATATAAGAGCAAAAAAGATTCTAAAATTATATTTGAAAAATGATTGTAAAAGTCCTGTAACAGGTAAACCATTACCTCTAAGTCATATGGAACCAGACCATAGATTACCATTTACAACTGCAGAATCTGATATTGTAGAATCAGGTAAGTACGAAGGATTATCTCTTAAGGCTAAAAAACCAGCTGATGGAAATTCATTACAAGAGATAATGAAGAAGAGAAAAGATGAACTAAGTGAAAGAGAACAAAATATTGTAAAGGATTTAGAACCATTACAAGCTAAGTATGATGACCCTGATACTAATATGGATTTAATGGCAGGTCCTGTAAATCAATTCAAGAGTGATTTGATAGATAATGATTTATTAAATTCAATTAGAAGAAAGTTAGCAGAGAATCCTGAGGAAAAGAAATTACAGAATGAGTATAAAACCTTAAGAAAAAAATTAATTAGAGAACATCATGCTGATAAAGTTAGTAGAGGAGATAATCCACCATATAACGAATATGGTATCAGAAATGCGGATAGTACTGAAACTAATGCAATGATGAAAGCTCATAATTTTTATCATCCTGATGCCAAAACAATTACTGAATTAGAAGGAGGAGACCCATCAAAGGGAATTCCAGCAGACCCACAGTATTATGATAAAGTAAAGGCATTTTGGAAAGAAAAGGGAGTAGAGTTACCTGAGAATAAGGAAGATATTGATTTCAAACAAGAACCTTTCAATAAAACTTTAACTGTATATGTACAAGCTGGTAGAAGTAGGGGTGGTGCAAAAAGAAGAAGTAAAGGACAAGACCACGAATATCTCATTGAAGAGTTTAAGAAATTTGGTTACTTTGGTAGTTCATTGGAAGATGATAAAAATCAAGAAGAAGTGATTGATGAAGCAAGAAAAGAAATGAACAAACAATTAGATACTAAAAGAATTGAAATATTAAAGGTTCAACTAGCAGACCCAAATATACAAGGTAAGAAAAGAGAAAATAGACAAAAAGAGTTGAATAACTTAGTAGCTATTTATGGGGAAAATTAATATTATAACCCCTCTTATATAACTCTAATCAGATGTACATTACCTTTTGTTAATATTTTAACATTTTCCATTTAATTTTTAATATTTATATGTGTTAAATCAACTAATCGATTTAAACAGGTAGTTATGCAAACACAGTTATTATGTACTTTCACAACAAAGGAAAAACTCCAAGAATCTTTACAACTAATTAGGGAGACATATCATATTGTCTATAACTATATTTACGTTCTTCAAAATAAAGGAAACTTAGATGAATTATTTATTACATATAATATAGATACATCATTTAAACCAGATAGACCTTTAGATGATACTATTTTAGTACATCGTAAAAAACAATCTAATACTCTTTATACAATTAATGCACTTAACGAATTAGTTAAGGAAGAAAATGGTGGTGTATTGGATAAAAAGTTTGCAATAGATTGGAATAAATTCAAAAATTCAATCATCGTTACCAATGTAGAAGGAACTAAGAAAATTTCTACACGAATCTTCGAGGTAATCGAATTTAACAAAAAATAATTCACTTTTTGCTTGGATAGTTCAAATATTTTTCGTATATTTACATAGTAAATAAGAAAGATATGTTGAAAGATAAAGTATTAAAAATAATCGATGAAGTGTTTCCAAAGATAGAGAAACACTATGGATTCTCTAAATTCCAAGAATGTACTCCATATGTTGAACTTCACAAAAACATCTACGAAAAATATAGTGGTGAAGAAGGTGCTCAAGGTGAGGAAGATAAATGTCACGCTGAGTATTGTTCAATGATGAACGAAATCACAGTTTACTATCCACAGATGAAATCTAAGAAAATGGTTATTCAAACTCTTATCCACGAATACATTCACTACTTACAATCACCATCTTGGTTTAAAAGATATTACAATATGGGATATGATTATGTAACTCACCCATATGAGATTGAAGCTATTAGTTACGAAAAAGATTATAAATTATTCATATAATAAAAAAAAAATTAAAAAAGACTTGGAAGTTTGAAAAAACTTTCGTATATTTGTATAACAAAATTAAAATTTAAATAAATGGCAGGAAAAAAAGTATTAAGTACTAAAAGTAAAAAACACAGTTTTAATCCAATTAAGGTAGAACCCCAATATGATGAGGTTTTACAATATGATAACCCAAAGGTTGTAGAAGAAATGGAAAAACAATGGCCTGAAATGACGGCAGAGTTTAAAAGAATTATGTTTACACAATATGAATTATTTTGTTTAAAACAATCTAACTATGGACCAGATAATATTTCTGTTGGTAGTAATTTAGAAACTGAAGATGAAAAGAAAGTATCTCTTACAGGTCTTTGGTTTAGAATGAATGATAAGATTCAAAGATTAAAACAATTAGTTGTATTAGGTAAACAAGATAATATAGGTGAATCATGTGAAGATACCTTCCAAGATTTATCAGTATATGGTATCATTGCTCAGTTGGTTTCAAGTGGGAAATGGGCTAAGTAAATTGTTAATAAGTAATTATAAAAATTCGGTGTTTTTTATGATTTCTTTATATTTATATATACACCGAGTGTTAATAAGTTTAGCACTCAAAACTTAAACTTAAAAAATAAATTAATTAAAACTAAAAGGTAAAAATCATGGCTTTAGACATTAACGCAATCAGAGGTAGACTGAACAAACTACAAAACACACAAAGGAAATCAGACTCATTATGGAAACCAACACCTGGTAAGCACCAAGTGAGAATCGTTCCTTACCAATTCGAAAAAGATAATCCATTCATCGAATTGTACTTTCACTATAACATTAACAACAAAACTTATTTATCACCACAATCATTTGGTAGACCAGACCCTATTGTAGAGTTTGCGGATAAACTAAAAAGAATGGGAGATAAAGAAGATTGGAAAGCAGCCAAGGCTATGGAGCCTAAGTTGAGAACTTTTGTTCCTGTTATCGTAAGAGGAGAAGAAGGTGAAGGAGTTAGATTTTGGGGATTCGGTAAAACTGTATATCAAGAAATCTTAGGTTACATTGCTGACCCTGATTATGGAGATATTACAGACCCAACAAGTGGTAGAGATTTAACAATCGAGTACAAATCAGCAGAAGAAGCTGGAACTACTTATCCAACTACTACTATTAGAGTTAAACCAAATGCATCAGCTCTTACTGAGGATGAAGCTAAAGTAACTCAATTTTTAGAATCACAAACTGAAATTACAGATTTATATTCTGAATTATCTTATGATGAATTAAAATCAGTATTAGAAGGTTGGTTAAACCCAAGTGGAGAAGGTGAGAAAGAAACTGTATCTCAATCTACCTTATCACAAAGTAAACCGGTTGCACAACCTGCACCAACTACAACAACAGAATCTTCATCGAAGAAAACTGATGATGTAGCGGCTGCATTTGATGATTTATTTAACAACTAAAAACCAATTTAATGGCGAAAAAGAAAGCAAAAGAGCTTGACTTGGCAGATATTCTGGCGGGTGAACTTAACAAACAATCGAAAGATTCCAAAGTAGCATTTTTTCTTAATGATGATGAAGCTCCTACAAATGTAGATGGGTGGATATCGACTGGATGTGCAATGTTGGATGTGGCTGTCTCAAATCGTCCTTATGGTGGTTTACCTGTTGGTAGAATAACTGAAATCACAGGATTAGAACAATCAGGAAAATCATTAGTATCAGCACACCTCCTTGCGGAAACACAGAAACAAGGTGGTGTTGCTGTTCTTATTGATACAGAAACTGCAGTAAGTAGAGAATTTTTAGAAGCAATCGGTGTTGACGTTTCTAAACTTCTTTATGTTACAGCTGATTCGGTTGAACAAATCTTTGATTTCACAGAAACTATCATTGAGAAAGTTAGAGAAACTTCCAAAGATAAGATAGTAACAATAGTAGTAGATTCAGTTGCGGCTGCTTCTACAACTAATGAATTAGCGGCAGATTACAAGAAAGATGGATATGCTACTGATAAAGCTATTATTATCTCGAAGGCAATGAGAAAGATTACCAATATGATTGGTAGACAGAAAATCTCATTAGTATTCACTAACCAACTTAGACAAAAGATGAATGCTATGTTCGGTGACCCTTGGACTACAAGTGGTGGTAAAGCTCTTGCTTTTCACGCATCTGTAAGATTAAGGTTAAAGAATATGGGACAAATCAAGATGAAGGTAAATGGTAAGGATAAGACAG